ATTTGCAAGTATGAACAAATAGTTGTATCTTTGCAAGCGAAAATAAAGGTTCATTGCGTTGTCAGCTACTTAGGCGCAAAGAATTAGAGATATAAGTAATTACTATTTTGCCGAAAAGGGCGATGGAAAATTAGAGTAGCTGCTAACGACCATCGTCCTTTAGGTTTCTTAAAACAGCTACAAGATGAAAGAAAAATCAAATTATGCGGAGTTGCTAAAAGACCCAAGATGGATTAAAAGACGCAACGAAATTTTAACAAGGGACAAGAATACTTGTCAAGGTTGTGGGTGTAAAGATAAATATCTTCATGTGCATCACAAGCGTTACATAAAAGAGAAAATGCCTTGGGAATATTCTGATGATGAACTTATAACACTTTGTGAAGAATGTCATCAATATGAAACAAATTCTGCAAAAGAACTGTACCAAGATTATGTCTATTTTTGCAATGCGGCAAGAGAAAGCGGATTTAGCAATTCTTCCATTAGCTTAATACTAAACAAATTCTCATTATTCTTTGAAACTTTTAATTGTGAGGATTTCCCTTGCCGTCAAAATATAAATGATATTGTTGAATATGCTGCTATTTCATCTTTTAATTATGATGACTTAAAAACACTTGCATTATATGGAACAAGGTGTGACGATTGGGTAAAGGAAAAGTTTCCTATGTTTTTAGAAGATTATAAAAATGTTGTTGCAAAGAAAAATATGAAGGTATGATAAGTGACAATTCTTATACCAACATTCAAGGTTGGATGGTAAATAGGCTTGGCTTACAGGGGAAAGAACTTATATGCTATGCTATAATCTATGGTTATTCAAAAGACGAGCATGGGTATTTCGATGGTAGTCGGTCATATCTTTGTGAATGGTGTGGCTGTACTTTGCCTACTATTGATGCAGCTTTGAGCAAGTTAATAGGGGATGGACTTATAATAAAAGAAAGCAACATAAAGAATGGTATAATACAGAATACTTATCGTTGCGCCACGTTAGATGAAAATTTTATACCCTATAAAACCATTTTACACCCCTATAAAGTGGCTTTACATAATAACAATAGTAATAATAAAGAAGAAGAAATAATAAAGGAAAGTAAAAAGGAAAGAAAAAGGAGGGTTATTCAATATACACCAGAGTTTGAAAAAGCATTTGTCGCAACAGGAAGAAAGGGTAGTAAAAAGAATGCTTTTAAGCGTTGGCTAACATTAAGTGATGAGGATAAAGAAAAAGTTTTTGCACACATTCCTTTTTACTACAAATCAAATGATAGACAGTTTTTAAAGGATTTCGATGGTTACTTAAATGGTCGATACTTTGAGAATGTGGTTTATGACAAGAAAGGAAATATAACGTATGACCCAGATAGAGAAAATGGAAATATTCCTTATACTCCTGTTTGCGAAGGCTCTTTGTCTTGGAATGACTATTACAAGTGCTATTTATATGTTGGATTTTGGGATGGTAAGTTTATGCCCGATGGTTACACCGATGAAAATAGACCAGATGGCGCAAGTGTGATGCTTCACAATGGCAGAGGTGTTATATCGTGGGATGCAGAAACAAAAGAATGGAGGAAAACTAATGAATGAAATTTGGAAAGACGCAAAAGGTTGGGAGGGTTGCTATCAAGTAAGCAACCTTGGTAATGTTCGTTCTATTGATAGATATGTTCGCACAAATAGAGGTGCGTTGCGAATTGTAAGAGGGAATATTAAAAGGTTACATCAAAATAAAGACGGATATTTAACAACGCATTTTCGTAACAAAAAGGAGGGCAAAGGTGCGACAGTATTAGTACATCGAATCGTAGCCGAAACTTTTATAGAAAGGGTAAATGGCAAAAATGCAATTGACCACATTAACGGTGTGCGTGCGGACAATCGTGTGGAAAATCTAAGATGGTGTACTAACAAGGAAAATTCAAACTTTCCACTTGCACGAAAAAATATAAGTAAAGGAATACAAATGTCTTTAAGAACCAACCCTGTTTTAATGCAGTTGAAAATAGATAACATTAAAAAAATAAATGCAACACCAATAAACGTTTATAAAAACGGAATATTTTTTAAGAAATTTTCAAGCCAACGGGATGCTGAACGATACCTTGGTTACACGCAAGGCGTAGTCAATAAATACTTAAAAGGAAAAATGACGAATAAAGATGGATTTACGTTTGAATATATAAGATAATTTATTTATGGACGCAAACGAAATAAGGAAATGGCATAGCGTATTCAAGCGTGACGATGAATTGTTTGAAATTCGTGTTCTTGGCGATAGGACATGGAGCGGTTATTTCTATGACATAGAAGAAGCAATTCGCCAATTACAACCGTTTGATAACGATAATATATACTACACCATTAACGAAGTTAAAAAGGCTTGCGCAAGTAGAGGGCAATTTAATTGTTTTAGGCAAGTTAAAGGAACGGCTACAAGCAAGCAAGACATTGAACATCGTTGGTGGATGGCAGTTGATGTAGATTGCGAACGCCCAAGTGGTGTTAGTTCTACTGATTCCGAGAAGGAAAAGGCGCATAAAAAAGCGCAAGATGTTTTTATGTTCCTTAGAGAAAACGGATTCAGTACACCAATAGTATGCGACTCTTCGAGTGGTTATCATATCCTATATCCTATTGATATGGAAAATAACCAAGCAAGTGAAGATGCAATAAAGTCATTCCTTGAAATCCTTGCCAACAACTTTACGGATGAAAGCGTAAAGATAGATACTGTCTTGCATGACGCAAACAGAATATTACGCCTTTCAGGTACGTTCGGTCGTAAAGGACGTTCATCAGAAGAGCGTCCTCACCGTCTTGCAAAGATACTATCCGTTCCATCCGAGATTGTCCGAATGAAGATTGAACATATACAGTCTTTCAACGCGAAGTATGCGATTAAAGTAGAGCAACCACAACGTAGGCAATACAATGGAAATGGTAATATGCAAGAGCAATTCAATCTTCGTGAGTTTATTCAAAAATACGGGATTGAGGTAGCAAAGGAAGTACCTATTAGTGGTGGTGGTACAAAATACGTTCTTGCAGAATGCCCGTTTGACAGTCAACATAAAGCCCCAGATTCTGCATTATTTGAATTACCGAATGGTGCTATTGCTTTCAAGTGCTATCACAATTCGTGCTCACAATATGATTGGAGGGCATTTAGGTTACACTTTGACCCTCATGCCTATGATTATGAGAACGAACAAAGGCAATTTAACCAACCACAACAAGTAGTATATGTTCAACAACCAAAGCCTCAAAAGCCAAAGTATGAAATCAAAGAAGTGATACCCGAACTTGGCGAAAAGTGGTTGTCTATGTCATCTATCAAGAAAGTTGATATATCGGCATTGGAACATGTTAAGACTGGGTTCACGGAACTTGATAGGTCAATACTTGGATTGTTTATGTCCGAGGTTACGATATTATCTGGTTCTAATGCGAGTGGTAAGTCATCGTGGTTAAACACACTATTGTTGAACATCACACAACAAGGCTACAAAAGTGCATTGTGGTCTGGGGAATTGCCAGACTATATCCTAAGTGCGTGGATTCGTATGGTTGCCGCAGGAAAACGCAACATGCGGCTATCACAATATGGCGATGGCAAATACTATGTCCCAAGCCAAATATGTGAACGCATAGATGCTTGGTTGGACGGAAAATTGTTTATCTACAACAATGAGTACGGCACTAAGTGGGAACAAATATTTCACGACATGGAATTGTTGTTGCAAGTAGGTGTTAAGATATTTGTATTAGACAATCTATTTTCGTTGGACATTGACATTCTTGAAGGTGACAAAAATAATAAGCAAAAGGAATTGATATTGCAGATTAAGGACTTTGCCAAGAGAAATAAAGTGCATATTATTCTTGTTGCACACCCAAGAAAGACTATAGCATTCCTAAGAAAGAACGATATAAGCGGAACAAGCGACTTGCAGAATGCCGTTGACAAGATATTCATTATCCATCGTGTGAACCATGATTTCTTGCGTGTCGGTGCTGATTTCTTTGGCGCATCGGAAATACAAAAGTTTGGTGGTTTTGGCAATGTTGTTGAGGTGTGCAAGGAAAGATTGTTCGGCATCGTTGACCTTATGGTTGGTATGCACTATGAGGTAGAGAGTCGTAGGTTCAAGAATACATTGGACGAAGATATACATTATGCTTGGGAACAAATACCAACAGAGCAAAAGATAGAATTTAACGAACCCAAGCCCCCATCCCCATACGAACCAATCACTGAGGAGGAATTGCTTACGCAAAAGGAAGCACCATTTTAATTAAAAATAGTTAAAAAATAGAACAAGTTATTGCATATTCAAAAATAATTTGTATATTTGCAAACGAATCGCTAAAATAAAAGAAAGTTATGGCAGCAAAATTAACACTTGATAAGTTCCGATTGATGTGGCTCTTGGAAGGAGCAGTAGGAAAATCACATCTTCGTTGGGACATCTACGATATGTTTGTCAATGATGTATTCCCACAACTAAGTGAAGATGAAAGGGAATTTATCTATGCCTATGCAAAGCGCGACCTTAGTTGGCACTTTGAGGGGGAATATGTGGATGAAACACCACATGAATACTTCAAGCAAATGTTGGCAAGATACAATCCTGCTAACCAATACAATGTAACGGTTCAAAATGACGAAGAAACAAAAACAGTTGAGGCGTATCTTTGGAATGGAAGATACTATGTTGGCTGGACGAATTATTGCGCGCCAGAGTATATTGTTGAAGCAATACACATGCCATTTAAGTTGTGTGGAAACTTGTATTGTGCTTCGCGTGTCAAGTGTCTTCGATATAGGGAACAAATACACGAAGGAGAAAAAGAACTTAAAGGCACAAGATTATTTGCTTGTGAAAAATGCGATTTAATTATTGAACAAATAGAGAACAAAGATAATAATAACAAATAAAAACGAAAGTATTATGAAATTCAAAGTAACAAAGAAAGAGAAAG